CGCACGATACGCGAACCACGCGAGATACGTAGATCACCGGCAGTGTTGGTTGTAGAAGGCGTCCAGTCGCCCGGAGTATCTTGGTCAGCCCAGCGGATCAGCAACGGGTCAAAGTCAGCCGTGCTTGTCGAACCAAACGGCACCGCACCAAAAGCGATAAGATGCTTGTCCTGCTGCGATACTAGCAACTGCATAACCTGCACAGGGACGGAAGAAGCCGTGTAGCCTTCACCGTCTGCATAATCCTGTAAGGTAATAGCGTGTGTAGCCAGTGCAGTCTGTGGGTCATCCGTCGAGCCGCGAACCCACCAGTAAGGTGCACCGTTGCGGATGTTCAATACAAGATCGTTGTCAAAGTTATCGAACCACCAGTCGCGCTGCGGAAGGTTGATACCACCCGTGGTACTGCCCAGACCCCAAGCGTCACGTCCCCAAGTCCCTGCACCCCAGCCAAGACCTGCGATTGTAATGGCGTTGCCCGGTTCGATCTCAGCCTGCACAGTGTAGCCTGAGCCGGTTACAGATGTAGTAGAGGACGCAGGTGTCGCTACCGTAAAGGTAAAACTGTTTGCGCCGGTCTTTGTGATTACGTGCGTTGTGTTCAGTTCGGTGATGGGGATGCCGCCAAGAGCAGACACGAACCCAGCCACAAGCACAGGCTCACCCGTTACCAACCAAGATGGAAGCGCAGTGGTCGTCGTAACCGTGACTACAGCCGAGGTATTGGTTACTGCAAAGGTATTAGACCCAGCAAGCGCATCGCCAAACGGCGTGATGTCGTAGTAGTAACCACCGTTCTCGATATAGGCTTTGGTGTCAGTCCCAAGCGCCAACAGGTTATCGTTAAACGTCGTGATCCAGTTCCACATCTGACGGCATACACCATCAAATGCAGTTGGGGTGGTCTTCACCCAGCCGCCAATCTTCTCCGGATAGCCTGAGCGAAACCTGATCTTGTCGCACTCATACCAGCCGCCCTCGTTCGAGTAGTCGGTCTGGTCGCGGTTCACACCGGGCTTAAACTGGAGTTTGATGAATGCCATTAGCTTTTCATACCTCCTAAGTAAACGTACAAACTACGATAGACCCAATAGTCCCAAACGCTTGGTCGCCCACAACGTCCGTTGTGTTCCAAGACCACACACCGCCAAAAGCGCCAAGCGCTGTAAAAGTCGCATCGGTGCGCAATAAGGGTTTGCTCCCGATAGTCAAAGTAGTCCAACCGCTATTAGTGACATTAGAGCCAAAAACTGAAAATGAATAATTAGGAGAGCCTCCGTTCTCGGACCACCCGATGTTGCCAATGGGATCACCCGCATAAATGTCTGATGTGCCATCAACAATCGAACCAAAAGTCCCAGAGTAACCCCTGTTACGGTCCTGCATCGGCGCAGACCCATCCCCACCCGTCGTTACTATTTGGGTGTCAAGTACGCCACCTGACCCAAGCAACATCATCTGCATACCACTCATTATGTTAGTCCTGAGCCAGAGATGATACCTTCAGAGGTTAAGTTGAACCAGATAGTCGCCATACCTCGTGCGGCTAGTGTGCGGTTGCCAGTACTCGTTGTACCCGCAAGGCGTAAGGTTAAACTCGTGCCTTGTGTAATTGTAATTGCTGCCGCGCTGTCGTTATAGATTGAAATAGCATCGCCCACAGCAAAAGTGGCATTTGGGATCGTGATGCCCGCAGTAACCGTGATACACTTACCGGCATCCCCTATGACAGCAGTGCCAGATGTCGTTGATTTCACGATGTTACGCGTGCCGATAGGTTGAGAGTTGATTGTCGCCCCTGCGTCAACCGAAGTGACCGAGCCGCTAAGAGTAACTGTGCCGGTTGAAGTGATTGTGCCGCCTGTAAGGCTAAGTCCGTTAGTCGAACCTGAAGTAGCTACAGAAGTGACCGTTCCGGTGTTCGACGTGTAACCGCTAGGGTTGGACGCAGGATAAGCGCCCAAAGCGGTCAGTGCGTTTGCTGCCGAAGTAGCTCCTGTGCCGCCATTGGCAATGGGGAGCGTGCCTGTGACCTGAGTGGTTAGGCTGACGCCGGAAAGCGTACCACCAAGAGTAAGCGAACCAGATGATGTGACAGTACCCGTGAGGGTGAGACCGTTGACGGTACCCGTCCCGCTAACAGAGGTGACCGTGCCAGTACCAGTGCCTACCCCGATGGCTGTGCGGAAATCGGCTGCACTTAAAGCAGAGACCGTGTTGTCGGCATTGAACCGTGGGAACGTAACCGCGCTGGGATTGGTGATTATGAAGAGGTTGTCGCCTAGCGTGGTCGAACCAAGGGCCGTGCGTGCACCGCCAGCAGTCGTAGCCCCTGTGCCGCCATTGCCTATTGGGAGCGTGCCAGTAACCGCAGAGGTAAGGCTGACACCAGAAAGCGTGCCGCCAAGAGTGAGGGAGCCAGACGAAGTAACGGTACCCGTCAGGGTTAGGCCATTGACCGTACCTGCACCCGCTACGCTAGTAACTGTACCAGTGGTCGAGCTAGTACCCGCACCGATTGCGCTCCGGAAGGTCGCTGCGTCTAAAGCAGAGACCGTGTTATCCGCGTTGAAACGCGGGAAGGTAACCGCGCTGGGGTTGGTAATTACAAAGAGGTTACCACCGAGCGTCGTAGCTCCAAGGTTAGTCCGTGCATCCCCGGCAGTCGAAGCGCCTGTGCCGCCATCGGCAACAGCAAGGTCAGTGATACCTGTGATCGAACCACCAGTGATGGTGACAGCGTTTGAGTTCTGCGTGGAGATTGTGCCAAGACCAAGGTTAGTCCGTGCACCCGCAGCAGCGTTAGAACCCGTGCCGCCAGAGGCAACTGGCAGTGCAGTGCCGAGCGTTAGCGACGTAAGGTGGGTGGTGGCATCTACCACATTTGTGGCATCGCTATAGACCCACATGGTTTTCCCAGCCGGAACGGTGATGCCCGTACCCGCAGAAGTCTTGACTACGATGCTATCCGCGCAGTCATTCTGGACGATGTACGGCTTCTCAATGCTGGGGACCACGAGGTTGCGGGTCGAACCGCCAGTCGTGCCAGTGCAGCGTAAGCGCATATTGCGCGCAGTCTGCGACGCGTTGCTATTAGATAGCGTCAGCGTGACGTTGCCGCTAGAGAAAGTGACATCCGCAGAACCGACGATAGCCTCTTCGATTGCCGTGCCAAGGTTGACGTTCGTGACATCGCCCCACGTGGTCGAGTTCTCACCCGTAGTCATTAACTGGATTTTGAGGTTGCTATACGTACTTGCCATCTTCGTTCCTTACGTCGCTATCTGAACCCAGTTGGGTGTCTGATTATCATTGATCTGCTGCCAAATAAGCGGCCTAGTAACAGACCCAACAGCCGAAACCCCTGTGACGAATGCTTTAGTCCCCAAACTTAAACTAACAGTACCAATAAATCCAGAGGCAGAAACACCTGTGATGCCTACACTCTGGTCAACCTTAGTCGTTGCCGTACCAATAGACCCCGTGGCCGAAACGCCTGTTAGGGTTACACTACCTTTACCAGCTACCTCAGCAGTACCAATATCGCCAGTGGCAGAAACGCCTGTTACGGTTGTGTTGGCTTTACCTGATACGGCTGCTGTACCGATAGACCCAGAAGCAGATACTCCCGTGGGGTTTACAGTGACGGTCACAACAGCATCAGCAGTACCGATCTCCCCAGTAGCTGATACGCCTGTGACCGTGACATTAGCGTTAACTACGGCAACTACGGTTACCGTACCAATAGACCCAGTGGCCGAAACGCCTGTTAATGTGGTAGTGCCTGCGGCAGCTACGGTAGCTGTGCCAATAGACCCAGTGGCCGAAACGCCTGTTACGGAGAAATTAGCTACCCCCGAGACAGCGGCTGTGCCAATCTCTGCTGCGCCTGTAACCCCATTGAGGTCTGCAATAGCTCCGGCAGCTACAGTTACATTGCCGATAGAACCGGTGGCAGATACCCCCGTTACGGAGAAGTTGGCCAAACCAGAGACAGTGGCAGTGCCAGCACTAGCCGAAGCCACGACACCGTTGACGTTGGTGTTCTGGGCACCAACAACCATAACGACGCCGATAGAGCCAAAAGCTTCTACCCCGCTAACGGGTACGGGAGTAACTGAACCAGCATTAACAGTACCGACAGCCGCCGCGCCTGTGACCCCATCTAGGAATACAATAGACCCAGCAGCTACATCAGCGGTACCAATGGACCCAGTAGCCGAGACGCCTGTGAGGGTGACACTGGCTATACCCGTGGCGTCTAAGGTGCCAACAGCCCCAGTGGCTGAGACGCCAGTGACGCTTACCTCAGCCGATACAGTGCCAAGACTGGCAAATGGTGCAGCCGCGAAGGAGGTAAAACCAAACATGTATAAGTCCCCTCCTTCCGGCTAGGTTAGTAGGATTTAGCCCCCGAGGTACTGCGCACCGGCAGCGGCAAGTGTGGCGATTACACCGAGAATCCCAGCTATCTTAGCCTTCTTACCCAACTTAGGCTTCGGCGCTTCGTCCATAGGCAAGATTTTGCCTGCGACTTTCTTAAGGACTGCCTTCTCGGCTTCCTTCTTCAGTATGCTCTTAAAGTCCATAATCGTTCTCCTTACGCCCAAGCAGCGTACTTCTTGGTTTTCAGTTTACGGTCGTCGAGGCCATGTGTACCACCATTAATTCGCTTTGTCAGCGCAAGTATTGCAGCATCGTTAATACCTTGGTCGCAGATACCCCAAAGCTTGTTCTTATCAAAAAACCAAAGGGCGCTCTCGAAGGCGAGTTCGGTGGCAACGATGTCGGGGTTCGTCATTATGTCGGGGCGACCGATATAATCAGCAAAGGCTTGGTAGTTAAATTTGCCAGTGAGTTGTAAGGCCCCGCGCCCGCGAAAAGCGAAACCCTCGCCTGACGCTTCGTCACCGTTACCCATGCGGTTGCCGTAGACGCGGTTGGCAATCTTTGCAGGTTTGCGCTCATAAGCCTTGGCCAACGCATCAGTAGGGAAGTACTTGCGGAAGATACCGCGCAGACCCTTCGCGCTATAGTTTAGGTTCTCGCTGAACGCCTTGAAGCCGCCTGACTCATGCGCCGTTTGAGCAAAGAAATGCGCAGCCCGATTAGGTGATAGCTTATAGTAAGCCGCAGCCGCCTTAAGTGTACCCGGACCAAACGCACCATCTGCGGTTACCCCAATTTTTTTCTGAAGTTCAATCATGCTCATTTGCCAGCACTCCGCCAATCAGGAAAGTCATTTTCGTCAACCACGCCGTCGCCGTTCGCGTCGTAGCGCAGGTCGTTGCGGTACTTCTCCCATGGAGCCATGTCGTCGTCATCGTCATCGTCATCTTCAGGCTCGTCGATAAAGACTGTGCCCTGTGGATCGTTGTATGGCTTGGGCGCTTCTGGCTGCATTTCTGGTGTCAGTTCGAGTGGCGCTTCCGGCTCAGGCTCTTTATCGCGGGCGTTAGCATTAAGGCTCAAGCCGCCAAGTAGGCCGACAAGCGCACCGATAATGGTCTGGAACGCAGGGTTAATCATATCTAAGACGGCAGTGCTGTCCACTACGTCGTTAGGCACAAACATACCGACAACAAGCGCCAACACAACGACAAGGATAACTGCCGATAGCGTGACGATGGCCACGCGGATAACAAACTCGACGGTGTCATTGACGCCCTCGCTCTTGCTTTCAAAACTATTTAGGAAGCTCATCTTCTTCTCCTTCGATCTTCTCTGGCGGCTTCGACGTCATTGAGCCGTTGCCCTGCCCTGCCATAAGTCCTGCCAATGCACCCACGATAAACGTCGCTATAGGGTTAATTAGCTTAAAAAACTCAGCATCGTTCGGGGACTGCCCCTCCATCGGCTGCGATACAAACACCAACGAGTATAGCACGGTAGCTACAATAAACGTAAGCGTCAGCGACAGCACGATGCCAACGATGAACCGCAGCAGTTCCTCGGGTGACCATTCACTTCTCGGCTTCATCTTCTTCACCCGTATTTATCAACCACTCGGTGCAGTAACCCATCGCAATACACCGAGGCTTCTTGCAGAGTTCATCCTGCCAGTTTGCTGGGTCTTGGCAGTCATACCGATAGCGATCTTGACAACCTGTAAAAGCTACTAACGCTATCAAAAGAACAACAACACGCATCCCGCTAACCTTTTACCGAAACTTTGGGCCATACCGCCGTAACATAAACATGTATCTTACGCTAGCCCTATGGTAGCAGTTGATGTCTCTCGGTCTAGCGTAAGCACTCCATCGCAGCACATAGACCAGTCTTGCCCGGTCTTGCTCCCATAGCTGGGCACATTTATGATCACATGCTTAACAAGATATTCCTTATCGTCTTCAAAAACCCGCCAAACGTGATCCACAGACCCACGATTTTCCAACCCCCGTGTCGTGTTGAAGCGTATCTTAAAGTGCGCCATCAAACTATTTCCGCTGTAGCAGGGAACTCAAGAGGCGCGACATATGGACGCGTGTGGATATTGAGGTGGATAAAGGTAAACGGCTTCAATGAGGGGTTTCGCGTGAAGCTATGCGCAAGCCATGAGGGTGTGAACATCAGCGTCCCCGGCTCAAGCGTGAAATTAACCATTCTGGTTGCTGTCGTTATCTTGCTGAGATCAGCCTCAGGTATATTCGACGCAATCCGCATTGGCCGTGGGTCGTGTATAACTAGCTTTGGCGCGTCT